GAGAAACAATTCCACCCTCAGCAAATCCTAATATCTTTTTAAATCCACCTATAAAGCCACCTGCAAACCCACCTTCTCCACCTAAACCAAATGCCATCATAACACCTTGTAATATTGCAGCCTGGATAGCTGCCTCTGCTAATTTCTTAACTAAGTTTCCTGCATAATCTCCTAATGCTTCTAATGGGTTTTCGCCACTTGCCATTGCATCAAACATAGTCATAAATCCTTCGGTTAAAGTTGTCGCAATTACGTCAGCATATTTTTCATACTGTTGCGTTAATTTCTTTGCGTCCTTTTGCTTTTCGTCTATGTCAAGAATTTTATAGTTCTTGTCCATATCCTTGTAAGCCTTATCTAAATCCTGTATTGCTTTTGGATTGCTAGATAATGCCATCAAGATTTTTATTTCAGCCATAGCCTTTTTAATGGCCTCTTTCTTTTTATCGTAATCGTCCCCCGATAACTTTGTTTCAATATCTAATTGGTTCCTTACATTATCTAAAGCTTCCTTTGAAGCCTGTAATTGATTAGCTAACCTTTCTTTTGTTTGTTCCTTTTGGTCTTTTATATATTGATTGTCCGCAGCTTTAAATATCTTATCTAAAGAATTACCCAAATCTATTGCGTTTTTCTCTAGTCCAATCTTAGCCTGTTCTTTTATATTTAATATTTCGTTTGCACTTGCTTTATTAATTTTAGCTTTCTCTAATGCAACTCTTAACTCTTCATTTGTTATTTTATCAGCGTATATTTTAAACTCATAAACATCGTCTTTATATAGTTGTTGCTTCTTTTTTAATGTTGCTAAATCCGAACTATCAGCAGTTTCTTTTTCTACTTGTGCAGGTTTTGGCGCAGTTGTTCCAGTTACATTATAATCACCTGCTTTAAATGATACTTTAGTTAAATCTGCTAAAGTGCCTTTTAATGCCTCAATAACTTTTTGAGTCTTAGTTACTTGATTTGCATTATTAGCTAATGCGTCAGTAGTTAAATTTATACCAACTGCAGCAATTTGACCACCAGTGCCACCAAACGCACCTTTTATAGAACCGGCTGCAAAATCCCACGCTTTAGTCCAACCCGATAAATCTCCGATTTGCTCTTCTAAATCTGCTGTTTGTAATCTTACTAATTCAGCGTATTTTTCTCCTATTATTTTTGCAGTACCTTCTATTTGCGCCTTTCTTATTAAGGCTTGAGCCATTCTATCAATAACTCCAATTAATTTTTCGCCATCATTAATATCGGTCTTTTGTAATTCAACGTTGCCTTTATGAGCTTCTTTTAATTGTTTTAATGCAGCTTGTCTAGCTTCGGTTGACATTGTAACGTCATTAATTACCGCAACTAAAGACTCGTCACTTGCAATCGTTGCTTCAACACCTTTTAAATTATCTATAAAGGATTTTCTTAATTCTGCTTGAGCCTTTTCTAATTCACTTGTATTTCCAATCAAACCCATTATGTCATCTCCAAATGCTACAATTAAAGAAGATACAACACCCAAAGCAATACCAATACCGGCCGGTCCTGATAAACCTGATACCATTGCTTTCAATGCGCCACCTGCACTTCCTGTTTCTTTGCTTAATCGTTGAAAACTTTCTAATAATGGGTTCAAGTTATTTGCAATACCCATAAATCCATAAGGAGCATCTTGCGCAACCCTTGACAAGTTTGATAATGCGTTTGTAGCATCCGAAGAAGGCTTTTTAACGGAAGCCATTTTGGTATTAAGACCGTCAATTACAGTATTTAAGTTACTAATTTGACTACTTAAATAATTTATTTCTCCAACGTTAGTGGATTTCTTTAATGCTGCTTGAAACTGGCCAAGTAAGTTTTCTGCTTTTTGTAATTGACTAGCAAAATCTTGCGTATTGGCTCCAATATTAATACTTAAATCTAAACTACTATCTGCCATTTTATTCTAATTTATTCCGTACAATTTTAAAGTCCTTGCTAGTTGTTCGTCCGTTAACATAGTTTTTTCGTCTTCCTCTTCAATGTCATCTATTTGCGGAATGTGCCAAAACGCTCTAAGTGATTTAGGGGATTTCTCCGCAGTGTTACTTAGGTATATAATATAGGCGAGGTTTCTAGTCCTCGCCCATTCATTTAACTCTTTCTTTTCTTTCCCCATTACAATAATGGAAAAGTCCTTCCAAGTCATATCCCAAAACTCATTGGGTCTTATATCGCATTCTGCGGCTTTAACTAATATGTCATCCCAGCTTAGTTTTGTTAGGCTTTTTTTTTTCCTCTTTAGTCACTCCTTGAACAGTTGTTACAGTAGTCGATATGATATACTTAACATATTCAATGAATTGACCTTCTACATTAAAAAGTCCGCCTATTTCATCGATCCAATCGCAAACATCGTCCTCAGTATATTCTACTGCTTCCTTGTTGCTTACACAAGCTGATTTATAACCTATATGTATCATTTTTACAACAAGGTCTAAATCAAATTGCGTTTTCCCTAATAATTCAAAGTACTTATCAATCCCTATGTTATTTGCTACGCAAAATTCACGCATTGACCAAGTACCCCACTTTAAGGGGATTGTTTTGTTGTTTAGTTTTAGTTCGAACATAGTGTTTATTGTTTTTTATTAAGCGGTTACTGTTTGAGTTAAAGGTGGAACTGCAACTGTAAAAGTCGCACTAAATTTCACATCTTCTTTATCGGCTGCGGTTACATCAAAAGCAGAAATAAATACTGCGCCTGTGTAAATTACGTTACCTGCAACTGGAGTAGCTTCGCCCATTTTAATATCGAAAACTGTTCCTGCGATAAATGCAGCATACAACTGATTGTAGCTATCTTTTGAAGGTGTGCCGGTTTGGTCGATTGCAAATCCGTCAGCTTTGATTGTTTGGTTGTAAGCGGGTCCAGGTTGGAATTGGTCACCACATTTTGAAGTTGCGTCAATTACATTCAAAGAAGAGGTAATTGCGTTTGAAGTAAGACAAGCAACGGGCTTAAATGTTGCGTCGTCGTCAATGTCTGCGAATAATAGGTAGTCTCTACCTGATACTTTAGTTTCTGCCATTTTATTAAATTTGAGTTATTGTTAAATTATATGTTATAAGCGTTCTAAATACATTATCCAAAGGGTTTAAACCGTCTAAATTTGATATACTATTTACATATAAACTTGACGAAGTCCATCCGCCAGGGAGTGTAATAATAGTATCCGAATTTATGTCAGCCAATACCAAATCGGAAATAGTTTCCGAACGTTTATAGCCAAAGTTAGCATTTTTTGTAACAATGTCCACTATGATAGTATTTGTATTTGTGTAACCTGATTTGCCTTGCTCTTGGCTTGAAGTTCTACCATTTAAAATAATATACTCCGATAAGTTATTTTCGGGAGCAATACCATCGTAAACAGGCAATCCTGTGGCCGTTCCCAAATTGGTAACAAACCATTTCTTTATTTCAATATTAGGGTTTAGCATCTTTTATAATTTTTTCTATTGTAGCCTTTAATTTAATTTTTTCTAGTTCAAATGCCGGTATTAAAAACGGTTGAGGTCTTAATCCTTTTCTTAATATACTTACGGCAATCATATAGGCAACTGATTTACTTTCCTTACCACTAGCAATTCCTTTCTTTTGCACCCATTCAGTTAAAGCTAATAACATTTCTTTAAACCTGCCTTTTGATTTAACTTTAAATTGCGCTGCATAACTTTCAAATCCTTTAGGAATTGAGACTTTGCCACCTGTTCCAAATTCTATATAAGGAGCATAACTAGCTGAACTTCCTATTTTAAATGTATATTGAGCATCGTTTTTTACCTCACTTTCTAGATATATTGATTGCCTCAAAGTACCTAAATTTACCGGAGCGTTTCTTTTAGCGTCGGATTGTATTTTTAATGCCGATGCAGCAACCTCGTCTTTAATACCTTGTTGAGTTTGCTTATTAAATTTATGAAGGGTGTCCATAACTTTATTTATCCCAACAATATCAAATGTTATAGCGTCCATTATGAATACATTTCAATTTCCCAAAATCTATGCGCATTGTCCACGTCCTTAATTGAGTGGATTGTGAATGTTTGTCCCTCTACAACTAATTGATAAGTATCGCCTATTGTTAGGTCATATCTAACAAACAGCTTCGCATATCTAGTAAAAGATAGCTGCATCTCTAATAACGCTCTATTTTGCGGCTGAGGCCTATAATCACCCCATACAGTCGCTTGAAGCGTAAAAGTTGTAGTAAAGCCACCCTCGCCATCGCTTGTCCTTGTTGGAGCGTAAACGCCCACTAAACGAGTCATCGAATTAGCGTCAACGTAATTGTCTTTATGTAGTCCTATTCTCATATTATAATATTGGGCTTGTTCTTGTCCATCTTTGACACACTCGCCAAGTTTTCTCACAAATACCCATATCGTCAACGTCCATTCCTCTATTCTCGTAACCATAGTTAATTTGGTCTAATATGGCAATCTTTATCTCTTTGGGAACGGTTGACATTCCAGTTGTATAAATAGCCTTCATATTTGCCCATTGCGGTCTTTGTAGGTTAGGATTTGGTCCACCTACTAAAATATAAACATCGCTTGAAACTGCGTTACCGTTAGCGTCCGTTAAGCTCGTAAACGAAGTTACTGGACCATAAGGAAGTTGAAAATCACCGGCTGAATTAGTAAACCATAAAGTCACCGTTTTAGCGGTGATACTTATGTTAGCGGCTTTCTCTACTGCTAGTCTTGATTGGGTAATTAATTCATTAAACAAAGCATCTTCAACGTTGTTGTCAACTCTGCAATATGCCTTTGCTTCTGCAAGTGTTACTGGCTCCGTGATGGTACCTAAGTCAACTTGCGTGTAATCTATAATGAAATTGTACATATCTCTTTTTTACAAATTTACAATAATATAAATAAAAAACCCCCACCAATTAAGGTGAGGGCAATTTTATAAGTAAAACTTAATTAAACGTTACCTAAGTCAGCAAAAATAGCTGAAGTTGGTTGCATTAAGTTAATGTCCTCATAACACTCAATACGAGCAGTAACCATATTTTGTTGGAAGTTACTTGCATTCTCATAAGAGAACTCAATAGCTAAACCTTCAACTTCAACACGCTCACAGAAATTGTTATCTAAGATTAACACTTTGTCATCAGCTACCCAAGAAGCAGAGATAACAGGTGTTCCCCAAATAGTGATACCACCGTTAGGGTTAACAATAACTGATCCACTACCTGCGTAGTAACCTAAAGTGATTGTCTCTTTTAATAAACGTCCCATTTGAGTTGGAGAAACTAATGCAACCGAAGCTACAAAGTTTGCACTCTTTTGGTTACCGATATAGTCAACTAATTGCTTTAAATCAACAGTTTCCGCAGTTGTTGTAGAACCTGTTGCAGCACCGCTTACAGTTGTATAGAAAGCACTGTTCTCAGCTTTGTAGAAATCTCTTGTCAACATTCTTGGTAAAGTTGTACTCAAGAAAGGAAGAGAACGAGCCATTTGCTTAGAGAAAGTTGAGAAACCTGCGATATAGTCGTTAACTACTTTTACTTCGCTTAATGCGTAGCTGTTCTCGCCTTTGTTTGAACCTTCAGTTTGTGCAGCTATGTTGTTAGTTGTTGCAGTTTCTTTGTAGAATACATAAAGACCGCTTTCGCTACGAACTGTTGGAACTAAGTCACGGAAATTTACCGCTTGACCTGGTAAAACTGAAGCGTTCGGAGCATAAGATGCTTGAGCGTCTCCTGTTAAAGAAGCTGATAAAGTCATAGACTTTACATCGCTTAAATCTAAACGGAATTTACCGCTAGACTTCATTGTCTTTTCCATTTCGTCCATACGACCTTCTAACTTCTCAATGATAGCCTCGTCCATAAACTTAACTTGCTTAGAAGCAGCTTTCTTTTGAGCTACATTTTGTGCGTCGATTTGCTTTTGTGTTTCGTCCGCTAACACTTTGATTGAAGCTTTCACTTCATCGATTTGAGCAGTAACGTCGGATTTAATTCCTTTTACGTTTTCTGCCATTTCGTTAATTACGTTTTCCATTTTTACTTTTTAAATAGATTGTTAAATTGTTTAATTGCCTTTAGGATTTGCTCGTCATCTTCTTTCTTTTCGTCTTGCACCGGCTCAACTGATTGCTCGGGTTGAGTGATTTCTTTGATTACTTCGATTTCTAATATCTCGCTTTGTATCCTTTTTATTTCAATCTCTATTAAGCTAAACGTTTCATCGGTGAACTTGCCACCTTTGAATGCTTTAATTAGCCTTTCGAGCCTGTTATTTAATTCTTGTTTTTTATCTTTAATCATTTCACTTTTAAATCCTAGTGTTGGAGTTTCCGGATTTGCTGCCCAAAGAACGGCTGAACCTTCATAAAGTTTCAACTCCGTGATTGTTCTTACTCCCTCTTTGTCAACGTTAGATTGCATTGTGCTAAATCCTATTGAGTGTTGGTTAATAAGACCAGCTTCATACAACTTGATAATATCTTCGCCTTTCTCGGTTTCTATAATTGGAGTAATTGCAATTAGCATATCATTCTCAATATATATTTGTTCAGGCTTTCCAATTACATAGTCCATTTCGGCGCAATGGTCAACTAAACTCCAAATAAGATTTTTACCGCTTGGTCCACGTTCTGCTAATGTTTTAGTAAACGCTTCAGGAACGATAATATCGTTATCTAAATCTATGTTACCGCATCTTGCCCATACGGCTTTAACTCGGCGTTGCTCGGTGTCAACGTCCATAATGTTATAACCGTAATCGTCTTTTTGAACAAGTGTATTTTTTAATTGCATTGTACTCATTTCTACAAAGTTATTATTTTTTTAATTATGTTAATGCGTCTGCTAATAATTGCCCTATTTCATAAGCGGCTAAGTTTGTTAATAGTTCCCAAAGTAACCCTGCGTCACCCATTGGTGGGTTGTCTGCTAATCTCTTTAATTTGCCATCTGGTCCTCGCACAGCTTCATATCCTAAAGTACATCGACAGTTGCAAACGTTTCCCGCTCTTGCTGTTGAGTCTCCAGGGTGTAACATATTGTCGATATATGTTTTTGCCGGTACTACAAACTTTTCGTCGATTGCAACTTGTATTCCGTCCATGTGATAATGGTCGTTTGCATCTCTTGGTATTCGTCTAGTCCTGTTATCTTTTGCTGCAATCCATTCTTTATTTGTAACTAAACCCGTGGACATTGCACCAACCATTGAACCGATATTAGCAGCTCTTGCCGTTTCCGTTCTAGCAATTAACTCGGCTCTATAATTTGTTAGTCCTGAAGTTTTAAGCAATGCAATAATCTCGGTCATTGATAAGCCTTGTTCTTGTCCTTGTATTAAGAACTTTCTTATTTGCTCCTTAGTTGTATCGGTAATATCTCCGGCTAATTGAGCCAATCCTTTTGTTTCTAGGTACTTGATTATAACGTAAGCAAATAGACTAGTTTTAGCACTCTTTGTTTCCATTGGAATATAAACCCCTTTTGCGCCCTTTTTAACGTCTTTCTCGGCTATCAATCCCATTTTAGTACCTAAGGCAACGTGCAACTGTTTAATCGTCTTCTCGAGGCTCTTATCGCTAATTGCGTCAAAGTCTTGAGTACGGCAATAAGTGTCCACCTGTTTTTGTAATTCCTTTTTGAATTTAGGAGAATACTGAACTAAGGCATTCATATAAAGTTTCCTATAATCTTGCCAAATCATTTTTTATGGCTTTTGTGGTGTTGGCTCCGTGATAGTTAAAGGTTGAAATTGGTCAATAGGTTGTAAGCCACTAGGAACGTAAAGTTTTTCTAGCTCTTCGGTTGGAATATAATCAGGGTTTTTAAGTCCCATTATCTCCATTTTTTGCGCCGGTGAAATCCACCACGCAGTATTTAACCAGGCAACTTGCTCAGCTTTGTTTGCTTCTAATTCTTGATATACTTGAATGTCATATCCTATATAAACGTTAGTTCCTTTATAACCCCAATCACTATGGAGTTTTCTATTTAGCTGTTCTGCAATAGCATCTAGCAAAGGAATAGCGCAACGCAATGTTAAAGCCTTTTCGCCCTCTCTTTGGTTGTTATATGTTTTATTGTCTGCATCGTTTAATAATTGGCTAGGCACTCCGTAAATATTACAAAGTGATTTCATATCCCACTTTTCACTCTCGATAATGTTTAATTCAACAGGGCTTAAACCGATTTGTTTCCAGTCAACCTTGTATCCTGAAACTGCAATAGAATTAAAGTTACTCGCTCCGCCTTTCTCGCTGATTGATTTCTTTAATGCTTGAGCTTGTTGAGTTCCACTTGTAGGGTCGAACCTGTCGTCATTCATAAATAATACACCGGCCGGTCCACCATTTTGGAACGATGCAACCGCAGCCGTCTTAGCTTCGTTAGATCGTGTTAAAGTTCTAGCCGCTGCCATTAAAGGAGACTGTCCGTAAAGTTCGTTGCCTGTTACTGTCCAATAAGGGTTAAAGTATTTATCGTGTAATATTTCTTTTGTGCTGAATGACCATAACTTACCGTAGTATAATTGATAGCCTACTCTTGTAGGTGGAAACACTTCTATATCCGCAATGATTGCCATAAACTGAGCCGGTAAAGCAAACAGTTCAAAAGGTTTGCCATCGTTAGCTCCGCCTTCAATCATTTTAGCATAGATAAAAGTATTGCCTGTTAATAATTTAAAGCCGCACCATTGCTCTACTAAGTCCGCCCAGGTGTCCTCTTCGTTAGGATATTTAAGCAACTGATTTAAACGTGCGTCTCCGTCGTATAGCTCAAATGCTTTCTTATGTAATTGTGTTACTTCATTCCAATTCTCAATCTTATCCGGCTGCTTCATTAATGACTTGTAACGCTTTGCTGCGGTTTGGTCAATAATTTTATAAACGTGGAAAGGAGCAAGTTTTGCTTTATCAGTAATTAACTTTACGATTGAATAAACTATATCATTTGATTGATAACCGTCTCTAACGTAAGCCTGTGCGTTTTGCCCTTGCCAAGTAACTATCCCTTGTTGAATTGCTACTTGAGTATTGAACGGCATTTGAGGTAAAACAGTATTTACTTTCTTTTTACTAAAGAAATCTAATAAGCCCATAAATGTACAATTTAGTCAAAGTTAGTTATTTTATCCTAAAATACACTTACTACAAATTTAGGAGTATATTCAAAAATCATTCTCATAGCTAAACAGTCGGAGAAATCCGGAGACCGGCCAATCAAAGCCTTTACTTTATCCTTTGGTATTATTCCATTGCTACCGTCTTTGTCAACGTGCTTTTGTTTTACTTGCTCTAACTCTTCAATAATTAGTTGCTTTTGTTTGCCGTCTGCATTGATATATAAATTGCTATTATTTATTAACTCGGCTAACTTATAATAGCATTGAGATTTAAGGTTATCGTAATTCTCTTTTGTCTTAGTGATTGGGTTTTCTAACGCCCTGGAGTTATTGACAAATCCTTTGCACCTAAGTATATCGCATACGCCGCCACCTACTCCGTCCTCGTCCACTACTATATTAGAGGTTGCTACTTGATATTCCTTTTGTAGTTTCTTTATGATTTCAGCGACTTCGACAACGCTTTTACCATTGTATTGAAACAGTTTAACACGATACCCACTCCATAAGCCAATGACAGTACTATCGCTACCAAAACGAGCAACGTCGCAAGAAATGTAAGATGCGCCACTAGGTAAATAATCGCTAGTAAAGCAATCAAGTATTTTTTCATAGTCTATTAATTGAGCAGGATCGGATAAGTATTCCC